TATATCACACCGAATTCGATATCCACCGCCATAATCTAATGTTATTGTTCTCACCCGGAAAGAAACTATAAAGGGAAGTCCATTTACATTTTTGTATCCGTCGTATATCTTACCATTAAAGAATTTATTGTAAGCCGTTATAGGACCTTGCCCACTTAACTCATTTACATTGACATCATCCATCCCATTCGGTTTTGCGCTTGATACTCAGTGTAGGTACATTTCCTCATTGAATTGTAGTCCGGAGTCAACTTAACATGTGTTGGATATTTCTTCGCACTTTCTCTTCTTTCTCTCATCACCTTAGCATAAGCCTCCCTTTTACTTGAAGCCCACACATCATTAAATCCTCCACCTATCCAATTGAATAAGTACAAATACTCTCCGTTAACACTTCTATACAATTTCTCTTTAGCCATATCTTTATCGTTTTGTGAGTACAAAGATACTATTAATTTTGGTACCTCCAAATAAAAAATGAATTATTTTTTCATTACTATCGAAATAAGTTTGTGTAAGTTCACTCCGGTCTGTTCCGGTTTGATTTGATTGAGTGTGAAGTATTCCCAATTGCTATGTTCATCACCTGACATAGCATTATCAAAATCAGGCTTTAATTCTTTATCAGTATCCAATTGATAAACATACATTATACCCCTGATTTTCGTACCGTCACGATTTGTCCTTGGTACAACACCGATAAAGGTTAAATCGTAATCGTCAATATCAATATCCGTTTCTTCGAAATGTTCTCTTTTTGCACAATCCATTGTTGTCTCCCCATCTTCAAGATGACCTCCGGGTAATGACCACATTCCGGGATATAATCCTTTGGCGTTTCTCTTACATAGTAAAACTTTATCACCACATTTTACTAAAACACCAGCATACCTTGTAATTTCCATATATTTATTGTTATGAATGTAAAAATTAATCAAAATATCTTCAAAGTCAAAACCCTAATTGATAAGAAATCTCAAGCGATTGGCATGATGGGAAAAACATTTGACAAATCTTTTGAAGGTTTGTTATTCCTAATGGGAGGTAACAAACAATGTTTTTGGATGAAGAATTGTATAACCAATTTGGATATCATAATCATCCGTAATAATGTTATTGTAAATATCCACCACAACTGTCCTCCATGTGAAGGTGAAGAATGTTCAAGTTATTGTGGTAACGGTAATATCGTACTAGAACTTGAAGGTGGAACCTGTGAATATTTAAATATCGAAGCGGGTGATGTTATAGAATACTTACTCTAATTTTTGCCCCTCAGGTGTTCTTGTATTTCTTCCCCTTCTTGAAAAGATTACAAGATACTTGAACAAAACCCAATGGCTACGACATAATAAAAAAACCCTCATCAGGATTATTTCTAAATGGGGTATATCTACCATAAGACCTATGTTTGAACATACTACCTCAATTGTATTGAAAGATAATGTTGTTGCCGATATATGGAAACCCCTACATCGATACTTTATAATCTTAAACATTTTTCTTTAATCGTTCTGATTTAACGTTATTCACTTTTTTTCATATCACACTGAAGGTGTCATTATAATAGCAATCACATCCCCACCTTTTAACCCTTTTGATAATTGACAACTTTTATTAGTTGCAATTATTTCGTCAACACTACTAACACCAGGATATTTCGATGCAATACCACTTAATGTATCACCAGTTCTAACTTTATGTAATACAACATTATTTCCGTAAGTTGATTTCATTCGTTGTGGGTTCCCAAAACAATATTTTCCACCCATTTCAGGTTTAATTTTAGTCATTTGAATATCAATCGGTGATTGAGTATTCATTTGTTCTTCAATAACTCTTCTAACAATATTTGTTAAATCTGATTCAGTTAATCTTATAATCTTTGTCATGTGTATTTTTTTTATTATTATTTATATATTACATTCCCGGTATTGGGTTTAATTTACCCATAAGAATCCCTTTCAACATTTGATTAAATGGGTCGTCTTTAATACCATTATCCGAACTTGGTTGTGTGGGAGGTGCAGGAGGTGTTGGTGTAGTTGTTTCTTGTGACACTCCACTCATATCTTCACCCCAATTTTTCTGACCTTCCTGAGTTTTTGAATATTCAATCATTTTTTGTTTTACATTCTCTTCTCCCATCTTTTCAGATAATTCTTCAGGTCCAACAAAGTTTCCAACACCCAAATAATCAAGCAATCCCGCATAGAATTTAGTTTTTCTCATTAATCCGGTTAATTCTCTATTTCTAAGTGAAACTCCAGGCCAAACATATTTAGCCATAAATGAAGGGTCAGTCATTTTATAATCTCTTAATGTCCTACTACTTTTACCTAACTGTGTTTTTAATTGTTTTACCAATGCAGTTGCAGTTGCCGGGTCAGCCGCTTTAATTCTTTTAGCAAAATTTGCAGTTACTTTAGTAACATTTTTTCTTTGTCTAGCTACACCAGTAAAAAGGTCAATCCAATCTATTAATGTTTTTCTTAACCCCGCAGTTAATTTTCCGCCAGGGATTCTATCAATAATTTGTCTTAATTTACCTCCCCAACTAATTGAAGTGTTTAACAATTTACTAAATAGTGGTGAAGCCTTTCCTGCATCAGATAATATTTTACTAGCGTCTGCAACATTACCCCCATTTTTTACAATACCCATCGCCTCATTTACACCTCTCATAGCTTTACTACCTTTCGATACCCCCATAAGTGGTTTGGCAATTACATCTCCAACATAAGGAACAATTGCTATCATAGACAAAAACCCAAATAAATATTCCCCTTGACGAATATAATCAAGACCATTAACCAAATCAACAACTCCTGTTGGGTCGAAAATACCCACAACATCTCCAAGAGTGTTCCACCATTCTTCGTTTAACATTTGGGTGTTTTCATCATATAATGATTCCCCACCGATATATCTTTCTTGGATGGATTTCAAATGAGATTCTGTTATAATGATATTCTTCATTTTTTATTTTAATTATAAATATCAATACAAACAAAAAAAGGGTCTTACGACCCTTTTCTATTTTAATTCTAATTCAATTTGTTCTCGTTCTCTAATAAAATTTTTAATTCTATTTCTTGCGACCTCACAATAACCCGGAGATACTTCAATTCCAATCCATCTGCGGCCCAACGTTTCAGCACTGACCGCCGAAGTCCCGCTACCCATGAAGGGGTCAAGAACAATATCGTTCTTATAAGATAATATCTTAATCGCTTTGCTCGGAATGTCTAAACTAAATGTTGCCTTGGTTAATGATTTAGTATCTGCAAAGTATTCCCACCTTCCAAAAACCAAGTTCATAAACTCTTTCTTATCCTCATCTTTATAAACCATTTTATTTTTAATGGTTCCGTCTTCTTGAATTACTTTAGTTGGGTTTCCCGTCCATTGAGATTCACCTTTGGTTAATTTTTTACTTGTCTTCTTATAAGCCAATATAATACATTCTTTTGGGTTATAGATATAGGGACTGGATGCTGACATCCACGAACCCCAAGCGGTTTGTCTCACTCTATGTGGTGAATCTTCAGTTAAATCAACCATCCCGTAGAACTTAAACCCGACTTCCTTCATCTTCATCCAAAATTCAGCGTTGAATAGTATTCTCCCACCTCTTTCTTGAACATTCACTTCTATTGGAACATTGATAGCAATTCTTCCGTCATCCTTTAATACTCTATACGCTTCAGTTAACCATTTTGTTGTAAAATCCCAATATTCATCCATTGGAATACTATCGTTATAGACATCGTATTTGATGTTAACTGAATATGGAGGACTAGTCACCACTAAATCCACACAACCTTCAGGAAATGTTCCCATAACCTCAACACACTCACCATTTATAATCTTTCCTGTTTCTATCATACTATTCTATTAATTGGTATTCCCAACCATCTTCTTTTTTTATTGGTGTAATCTCTAAATCTAAAAATACTGGTGTTAATTCGCCCGCATATAAACCTAATATATTATAATCATAAAACTCTTCAGCTTCACCATAAGTCATTAAATCTCTTTCTTGTAGGATGTGTAATATTCTTGGTTTAGAATATAACATTTTTCTTCCCGGAGAACCAAAATCCTCAACAATCCCAATAATTGCGTCCTCTAACCCATCTAATAAAACCGCACCTTCCGCGTATTGGTCAATATCTACTGTCATAACTTACCATCCTTTTTCATCTGTTCCCTAATTTTGGTTGCAGAAATATTCTTAATCTCATCCGGTGGGAAATGTTCAATTACATCATATCCAACACCTCGACCAATATTAATACTATCAATGTCCGGAATGACTTGAATTACCAATCGACCTTCTTCAATTAATTCTTTTAATTCATTGTTTAAATTATTCACAACCCATTCAGTCGAAAATGGGTTTTTATCGTCAATCTCAACATCTCTTACACAAAGTAATACATTTTTGTCTAAATTAAGTTGTTGGTCAATCAAGGCTCTGTGTCCATGGTGCCATGGTTGCCATCTTCCAACAAACATTGAATATTTTTTATTTGTTGATGATGAAGCAAACGCAGCTTGTACGTGTTTTTTTCTTTCCCAATTTTCCATTACTTACTAATATGTTCGTCAATTTTATCTATTAATTCACCAATTGAATCGAATTCAGAAATACCTGTGGTGTCAATGTCTATATAATTTTCAGTTGGTTTTTCATAATTCTCAACATGAAAATTTTCTCTACCTCGGATATCCGTTGTATGAATATAAATTTCAACTACTTCACTTTTTTCTTTTAATTCATCCCTCAAATCTTTATAAGGTGAAACTAATGATATTATGACATTAAACCCCTTAACATTTAAAAACGTTGCAATGTCTTGAGCTCTTTGAATATTTTTTCTTCTACCTTCTTCAGAGTAATCTTTATTTTGAAAGATGTCTCTGATATCATCCCCATCTATTTGAATAATGTTTTGCGAGGATAAATGGTCTTTTAATAATTTGGACAATGTGGTCTTACCAGCGTGAGGTTGTCCGACTAAATAATATATCATTTTTCTAAATTTTTTATCTTTCTATCCAAATAAAACATCGCTTTTTTCAAATCTTCAATTTCTTTATCAGGATTTTTTTTACCGGCCCTTGAGATATACTTTACAGTATTACCCAAATGAAAATCTAAAGACCAATTTTCTATCACCTTAATAGCCTCATATGGGTTATCTACGCCCCCATAATGGTCAGGGTTGTTCACCATTTCTTTAGTCATAATAATTACTGAATATTATTCTTACCTCTTTTGGTAATAGGTTTATCCTCAGAACCTTCTTCAGTTTCTTTCTTAATAACAGGTTTAACTCTCCTTGTTAACGCTTTCCATTCACTCTTTGGACAATACGCCCAAACACCTGTACTCACTCTTATGTCAGCATCTTTTTCTTCAGTTCTGATTACTTCTCCAATCTCTCTTGAGTTGGTTTTTTTAATTGTTTTAATGCACTTCATCTTTTTCCGTGTTTAAATTAATAATGTTTAGTATTTCCTGTTCGGGTTTCCCGGACAAGTATAAGTCATAAATGATTTCACTAAGGTCATCTTCAAATATCATCGTATCGGCCCGACCATAATAGAGTTTTAATCCATTACAGTTGAGAGCCTCTAAAGATGATTGTTTTGTTATATATCTTTTGTTAAATCCCACAAGGGAATAATAATCAAATTATTTTTCAAAGTCAAAGTTATTTAACTTTTCTGAATTAACAATTTGATAAATATATGAAGTAAGTTTTCTCTTCATGATAGGAACTAAAG